AGGGGAGAAGTTACTTTTAATAATGGTTTTGAGCTTGACCAATATTTACTGGAAAGAGCTAAAAAGATTAGAACGGAAGAGCTTACCATGCAGATCAAGCGTATGGAAGAATTTGTTTCTAAAATAAAACAGCAGGCAGTTGAAGAGTATAAAGCACAGCAGGAAAAACCGTGGTACAAAAAAATTCTGGGAGGCGGTAAGTGAATTATCTCCCCTTCGCTGGATACTGGTTCTATGGTGCGTTAAATTCAACAGAAAGAGCTGTTTACTTTTGCTCATGGGGTCTGGTTAATACTGCTCCCGGGATAATTGTACCGGAAATTAAAACAAAAATTCTGAGCTTTTTACGATGGCTTTTTGCCCCGATAATCTCAAATGACTATTCAGGTATGTCTATGGTTTCAGAAAATATATTGAAGGTTGGATAAAAATGGTTTACATTATTAAAGATTTAAGAAAGAAACAGATTAATCAAAGGTTTATTGATGATGTAGGGGAAAGAATGGCTAATTTAAAAAGTCATTATGACGAGATTATTGAGAAATCAAGGAAACAGAAACAAGAAATAGAGGAAAGATTAAGGGAAAGCGGTTTACACGGAGTAAAAAACTTTGAGATAAAAAGACCTGAAGAATTTGCCGGTATAGAGGCAACGATGAATATGCTTAAAGACCATAAAGAAATAAGCCGCAATGTTAGTGATATGATAAAGAAAGTAAACCCTTTAACAGCTATAGATGAGAAAGGGGAAATTCATAAAGTTTAATAAGCGAAAAGGAGGTATAGGATGAGCCTTCCTTATACTTTTGCTACTTTGAATTTAACTCAGTATCAGAAGGATGCTGCCGGCAATTATATTGTCCCTGCTACTGCCCTTGATGATAATTTTACCTACCTTCTGGCTCGCACATGGATAGGTAACAGTGCACCTACGGATACCGATAAATACTGTTTCTGGTTGGACACTTCTACCACACCAAATGTATTTAAAATCTGGAATGGAACAGGATGGACAGCAATTTCTACAGCTTTAACAGTTAGAAAAAATACCGGTTCAAACATTGGCAGCAGACCACGGTTAAACTTCATTGAGGGTAGCAATATAAGTTTGACCATTTCTGATGATGCAGTGGATAACGAAATTGATATTACACTTAACGGGAATATAACTGTAAGAAAAAATAGTGGAACAAATATTGGAACACGCTCAAGATTGAATTTTATTGAGGGGCCGGGGACTACTTTAGCAATTACCGATGATGCAACGGATAATGAGATTGATATTAATATAAAAGCTGGTTTTGACCCGACTGCCAGTTCAATATTTTATGAAGAATTTGACAGTGTACTTATTGGCACGACGAATATTCATGCAAATAATGCATGGGAAATTTATAATACCGGTATAACAATTAGCGATATTGAACGAGGCGGAGTTATTATTCTTTCAGCTATTAGTAGCACTCCTGTTTTAAAACCGGCAGGAAGTAATATTAGCAAACCTTATGTTTCATCAAAAAATCCTGTGGTTGTTATTAGAGAAGCTCAGATAAATAATGGTGCTCCTAATGCTATTAGATATTTTGGTCTGGGAGATAGTGACCTTCATGGTGCTCCTGCTAACGGGATATATTTTTATCATGATCAAAATGGACCTTATATTGGAGTATGCCGTTCTAACTCGGTTCAAACTACTCTTAATACTGGTGTATCAGCAGCAGATGATGTGTTCCATACCTTAAAGTTTGTAGTAAACGGAACAACTTCGGTAGAATTTTTTGTTGATGGAGTATCTAAGGGAACAATTACCACTAATATTCCAACTGCTAATTTATACTTCAGTGCTGGTTTTGCTACAAATTCTGGCGATATAATGTATTTAAATTATGTTTATATTTCTCAGGATAGGTAGATAAATGGCTAAAAAACAGAAAGAAGAAATCAGACAAATATCATATTCAGATGAAGAGTTAAGCCAAATTAAGAATGACTGCCTTGCCGGTTTAGAAGAGCGCAGAGCGATTTATGATAATTACAGCGAAAAGGTCCTGAGGAATAACCTTAAAAACCCGCTTTTTAAGCATCTGGAAGATATTACTTCTCTTATCTACTTTCCCGATAATATAATCTTTGATATTGTGCCGCAAATAGATAAGGAAAAGGTTACAAAGGATAAAACCGAGCTTTTAGAAAAGCTTAAAACAGAAATTTACGAAGACTTTATTTCTGCCGCACTTGATATACAGCTTTACGATATTTTCTTCTGGGCGCTTGTTTATGGTTCTTATTTCTGCAAATTCTTTATAAATTCCAATAATGAAATCAAAGTAAAAAAGGTATCCCCTTATGACATTTGCGTACTCTATGAAGATTACCAGTCTTTAGATAAAAACCAGGTAATTCTTCATGTAACAAGGATACCAAAGCACATAGCAGCGCAGAGATATGGTGCCGATGCCCTTGTTGAAATGCCGGAAGTATCAGCACCAATCCGGCCGGAATCAAGGTTTATTGCTCTTGTTTATTCACAGACAAAAGGGCAGGTACCAGCACAGGATAATCTCTGGGCTATTGACAGGGATATGCCGCCAGTACCAAAGCAAGCAGGCAGATACATTGAATTATACGAAATGTGGCTATGGGATGAAGCGATTGATGATTATTTAATGGTACAGTTTGTTGGCAATAAAATTATTAAATCCCGTAATCCTTTTATTCCCAAAGAACAGCCAGTAATCGCTTTTATACCAAATCCTTTAGAAAATTACTTTTTCGGTCTTTCGGAAATTCATTTTCTCTATCCAATTCAGGACAGATTAAAAAGTCAGATAGATAAAATTGAACACAATGAGAAGATGCTTAATGAGCCGCCAATGATTGTAAGTGGACTTACCGGTTCAATTGAAGCGCAGGAAATTAGAGAAAAATTGAATAAACCAAGAGAAGTGGTAGAAATTATTGACCCAACAGCTAAAATAGATTTTTATCTTCCCAAACTAACTCCGGAGATACTTTACCAGTCTCTGGAATACTGGGAAACTTCATTTAAAGAAATGAGTGGAATAACGGGGGTACTGGGCGGCAGACCATTACCCAATGTGCGTTCAGGTTCTTATGCCTCTATTCTTGCGCAGTTTGCTTCTGCTCCATTGAAAAAGAAAGCATTAAGGGCAGAATATTTTATTGAAACCATGATGACCCTTTTTGCTTCTATTAAGACAAAGATACTTGAAAAGTATGGCATGATTTCAGGATTGCCGTTTAGAGTTGATGTTTATGCGCACACTTCATCTCCGATTGTGGCAACATTCTATCAGGATATGTTAATAAGTTTAGCTGAGTCAGGCCTTATCCCTGCGGAAGTTTTGATTGATGTATTGTCTTTACCCAAAAAAGATGTTATAAGAGAATATATGAAACTTAAAAGTTTAGCAGGGTTGCAGAATGAGGCCAAGGAAAGCGAGAAAAAGGCCTAAATGGCGAAGCAGACGGGTTTATCCCGTAAGAAGAATAAAAGGCAGGTCAAGGGTACGTTACCGTTAACTAAATCTAAAAAGGAGGTTTTATAATGGCAAGGAAAAAGAGAGTCGCCCGGCGTAAGACCCGGCGTGCCAAGAGAGCTTAACTAAAGGAATTAGTTAACGTAATTTACCTTTGACCTGCTAATTAAAAAGAAAGGAGAATGATTATGGCTGAATTTGGAAGATATACGATATTTTCACCAAAATCGGTAAGCGGTGCTTATACAATGACTACAGATGACAATTGCATCCTTAGTACCACAGGCACTTCAAATGCAGCAATTACTTTACCTAAGGCATCTCAGGTTAAGGGCAAGGTAGTCTATATTCAAAAGGTAGATAGTGGGGCAGGATATACGGTAGTTACAGCCGCTTCCGGTGATACAATTGATGGTGTTACTTCCGTAAACATTACCGCTCAATACGGGAAGAAACTGCTTTTGTCTAATGGCACGTCCTGGTCAACCATTGTGTAGGAGGTGAAAGATGCCTGATATACTGGAACAATTGGGAGTAACCTTACCACCTCCTCCGACAGGCGGATTAGCGGCACAGCAGACAAAGCCGCCTATGGCAGAAATGACG